TCATATTCTGGAAGATATCTTCGGGCTTCCGGGAGTGTTCAGCCAAGCCCATGATTTCTTCACTTCTGCTACCGTAATCCTCACGGACAAGCATACTCTTCCAACCGGAGCTCAACCCAATACCAGTGTTCATTCGTGGCCAGAGAGCTCTGTGCTTTGGAGAGGATGTCAACGCGGCGGTTTCGAAGGAATTCAGCAAAAGTTATGGACAATTTTCACAATATGCATGATGTACATCGTATTCTTTGGTATGAATGCGTCTTTCATTATGGCAGGGCAAGGGGACAACCAGATTTTCACCATACAATTCGATCTGCCGGAAAGTCAGGTTCCGGAAGCGCTACGGAAACTTCTTGCGGTGATGGAGGTGAGGTGCTTCTTCCTCAATCACGAGGTAAAACCTGAGGAGTGTATTGATTCTTCAACAGTCCTTACCTACAGCAAAGATCTCTACGTTAATGGCGTTCACATCCTTTACAACCTGAAATTCTCGTCTCGTACGATGTCTGTCGCTGACTCTGATGTACCGTCATTGGCTAAAGAAATTTCTGCTATCAATGCTACAGCGATCTCATGTGCTGACACCGTTTCACGAACAGCAATTGCGCTGTTTTGGCGATCTTTCAAAATTGCTCAGATGTTGTCTCTTCGAAGGAATAGTTTGGTGCATCAACGCGAATGGTACATACTCGGTGAATTGAAACGCAGTGCTGAGATTTTCAAATTCAGTGTACTCTTACCGGGATCATTGGGCGGTCTTCCTCACCAATCTTGGGGACGTATCTTCATGAAAGGTGAGGTAGACGACTTAAGTTGGGATGTCGCCGCATACAAAAGGTTAGGGGTAACCGAACGCGTACTAGCGAATGACTTCAAGTTGCTACTTGACCGAACGTACAGTCCGAAAACTCCGGATCTAACGCAACTCATTCTTGACCCGAAGTCTATTCCAATCATTCGACCGAAAGATCAATCTAGACTCATTCGCGAAGCCGTCGAAGCCGCGTTGCCTGGGCTGACGAAGAATGAAGAAATCTACCAGATAATCAACGGATCGACGATGAATTCCGGAGACGTTCTGCTTCAAACACTGTCAGCCACAAGTCCGCTCTATCCGCAGATCATGTCTGATATTTATTCGTATAGTCCTGCTGGCGTCAGAGATGCAATGATATCCAGATTTACCATGACCCGAACGATAACAGGGCTCACAGGAAACCCAAACTTCATTAGCAACATCACTGCTGGTAACATCACACTCGTACGAAATGTGTTGAAGCGTTACGAACTGGCGCAAAGGATTCCTACGCATCACAGGTGTGTCAAATCGGCCTTCGAGTGTTGCAGTATTCTTCGATCGTTCTGGGGGCCTACAGTAAAGCATGAAAACATCGGGGTCTACTGTCCGCTCGACTACAGTATGACAACACAACTTTCGAAGTTTCCAACCATTAGCGCGTCAACACGTTCTAACCTGTGTGACCTAGTATCGACTTCAGGAAGCTACCCACCGAACTTTGGCACTCAGACGAAGCAGAAAGTCAGCGATCATGGTTACAAGATTACATCTACCTCGAGCACATTCTCCGATATCAAGTCTCTAGTGTTAACATCATCAGAACTGCATGCTGATCATAACCTTGAAGAGATCATCGATGAGATTATCGGAAGTAGATCACCATGGTCGCTTAAATCGCTCGCTGCACTTCTTCCCACGTCGTACGGAGGTGTTGCTGCTCACCGGCATAACGAAATTACCACGCGCCTCTTTTCAGTTCTAGGATCACGTACGGTGCCTACGCACATTACGTTCTGTACAGACAATGCGGGATCATTGTCAGGTGGGGAAGCAGATTATCCGCTCGTCTTCCAAGAGTATTTCCTACTGATGACAAGTGTGTACCAGGTCCTGTCACTATCAGGAACTAAAGCTCCGCGAGACTTTGGGATCCATATTCCGTCTCCGTTGATTCCTCTTCCTGACGATCGCGTGCGAGCCCCCTCTTCAAAGGTAACATGGCCTCGATACATAGGGAACAAACTCTGTTACACAGATGTCATTCAATTTCGAGAGATCCCTGCCGTACCGTCCCCTACAATCGCTCATCACATTTCACTTAGCGACATTTCGAACAGATCACTTATCTTCAATTGTTGGCTGAGTCGATCAGATTTGCGTAATCTTCGTCTCATGAAACCATCATCGATCGTCTTGCCGACAGAACTGCTGGATCTGAAAGAGTTTAACCATTGTCCTTACAAGGATATCATAGCTGGGACAGCATGGTATATTGCAGTTATGTCGATTTACGATTGCGCACGCGCCGGAGCTAAAGACTCGCATCTGTTTCTAGGCGATGCGATTCGATCAAACTCGTATCGTATTTCGTCAATGCTTGCACGACAGTGTGTCCATAAACTGAATGCTAACAGTCGAACCAATGCAGCATCAAACATTCGATTGATGCCAGGGTTGCTGGGCGCTCAAAATGCGGCTAGCAGTCTGTCTGGAGACTTAATCCAACGGGCTTCGGCTGTCATTCAGTCAGGGGAATTACTAGATGCAAGAGATTTCCAATTTGTTTTGTTTCAAGATAGCAGCAGGAGATTCAACTCGATGTTACTTATAGTATGTATGGCTCTCATCGGAATGACGTCGTACGATTCAAAGAAGATGCTCATCAAGCCGTACGACAAGATGATGCTCGACAGCGCCTACACAAGAGCTGAGTCTCTACATCCCAACATGTTAGGGTTAACTCTCCTTAATCATGCACTTCAAGACCTGCTGAAGGGGAAGAAAAATGGCGAAAGAATTCTATGGTCCACGAGGTCGTTAACGTACTACTGCAATACGACGAGTAAAGAGGCAATTCGTGACTTCCGTAATCGCGCTATCGACGTCCGACTGAGAACGGATGCAGACTCCGGATATCCGCCAGCGAGAGTGAGTCCGTTAGACGGTCGTGTAACATGGTCGAAGCAGTCGTTATTTGGATCTCTCTTTCCTAGTCATACGTGCGATATGACAAGAGTAAACGATCGCGTACTGGACTTATTCTGCTCAGGCATAATGAGACCATTCGGTCGATACGCTAGTGCGATGTCATTATGGACTACAGTTTTACGACGATACTCCAAGCGAATTGCCGGGCGCAAAGTCATGACTATAGGAGTAGGACATGGAGCCACATCATCTGTCGCATTACGATCGGGCGCACTGCATGTCGAAGGTATCGACCTAAGAACCTCGTTTCCGATGATAACTCAACGAGAAGGTACTTACGTTCCGCCGGAAGTAATGCAATGTGGTATGCAGTCGCAATTCAGTTGGTCCGACTACGTTTTTGAATTTGGTGGTGACATAACTGCGTACCCGAACCTCGTATGTGAGTCTCGCCCGGACGTAATCATTCTCGATGTTGAGATTGAGCTCGCTGACCAGCTTCCGTTGCTGTACTCCATCCCTTACGGTACACTCGTATTCTTCAGAGTCATCTGTTGCGAAGACAAAGCCAAGTGGATCATATCGGCTTGTAATCCGCTCAGAGTCACTAACAGCTCAGCTGTACGAAGCTCAAAGAAGCAATCTTGGATCTTCGTCTACGAAAGCCCAGGGTACGACTGGGTCGGGAACTCAAACGAAATTTCGCTCGATACTGTCGCAAAGTTTCGACCAAAGATCGACCGGTCTCTAAAGTATACGACAGAGCGTGTCAATGACTTCATACGACCGTCGGGCTACGAAATCAAGGAAGCATCACTGGCTCACCTGTCCGATGTTCGCAAATCCCTCTACAGCGACTACTTGAACTCGAATTCTGAATGGATTCGTCTTCAGCTCAAGTTAACATATGAGTACGTCGATCGCATAATCTCTTGGACTCGGAAAGATCCTGCTGAGCTGACACGTGATGAAGTGCTTTCTCTGTCTTCTCGCGAGGCAAGGGACGTTTCTCGGCACTTAAGTTGCGTCTGGAATGACTCTCAAACGATCGTTGACACGTTACTCATGCGCAGAGCATGATAAGATCTTCTGTACTCAATCGAACATCCTACTCATCTCCTTTATGTTTCTATGTCTCATGCAGCATTCCGATTGAGAAAATATAAGAAAACTAAGTAGTTTGTATTTCGTATTCAAACCGAACAATACACCACTACTTACATAGTAGAGTATTCGACTCTTTAAGGCAGGTTATATGAGGTTAGGAGGCAAGGCCACAGAATAGGCCATAACCTT